TTTGACACCCTGCGTTCGGTGCACAAAAACAGGTCCGTTTAGCGCGGGGGCGCGGCGGGGTCGTGACGGCGCGCGCGGGGGCAGGGGCTGCCGCCTGTCATGACGTCGGCCCCTCTGCATGGCGTAGTCCCTTTGCGACGCCATCCTTGGCGCTAGATCAAGGACAGGTGCATAAGTCGCTCGTTTGCAATTTCTGACTAAATTTTTACGAATCCTTGCCGCAAAGTCTGTGAGTGACGCGTCGGGCGTCACTCCATAGCTCGCGCCCTTCGCTCAACGGTGGTCCAGGCGCATCGGCCACTCGTTGAGCGCGGTGGCAACGGCAAACGAAACTCATAAAAAGGAAGAAGAATGAAATCCAATCGGGTCCGGGCAACGCTCTTGGCTTCGGCGTTGTCGCTGGCGCTTGTCGCCTGCGGTGGCGGGGGTAGCAGTGGGGATACTGGTACTCCTGGGACAGGCGGTACGGCGACCTCCACTTCCGTCACGGGTGTCGTAGCGGCCGGCAGCCCAATCGCGGGTGGCTTCGTGCTCTTGAAGGACGGCAAGGGGGCATCGAAGAGCACGACGACCGGAAGTGACGGTTCGTATTCGATCGACGCGACGGGCCTCACCGCACCGTTCATCTTCGAAGCTTCGGGCATGATCGGCGGCAGCCAAGTCGTCCTTCACTCCGTTGCTGAGTCGATCACCTCTTCCGGGAAGGTCGTCGCCAACATCACCCCGCTCACCGACGCGGTGGTAGCCAACGTCGCCGGCGAGGATTCTTCAGCCTTCTTCATCTCCCCCGACGCGTCCAAGGTGACGGCCGCTTCGATCAGCGCGGCCCAGGCGGCCATCAAGGCGGCACTGTCGAGCGTGCTCAAGGCGGCGGGGCTGCCGTCCGACGTCGATCTGCTCAAGACCACATTTTCCGCCGACAAGACGGGCATGGATGCCGTGCTCGACGTCGTGAAAGTCTCGGTGACCATCAGCAATGGAACGGCCGTAATCCAGCTGCAGAACAAACTCAACCCGGACGAAACCGTGACGCTGACCGGTTCCGCTTCGCCCACCGGCTCTATCACGCTGACCTCGATTCCGGATCTGACGAAGCTCGATGCCTTCGTCGCAAGCTTCAACGCTGCGGTCGCCAGCGCTTCGGCTATCAAGACGACGCTGCCTTCGGTCTTCGACGACAACTACCTTGAGGATGGCGATAGCAAAGCGGACGCGCTGACACGCCTGCAAGCCACCGACCTGCTCGTTGGCGTCAAGGCGAGTCTCCCGTTAATTGATCGCTGCAATGCGGCTGGCGACGTCTGTAGCGTCCGCATGTCGTTGCTCTACCCCAATGGCAGTCTGGACGCCTTTCCGCAGAGCCTGAAAAGGCAGGCTGACGGCTCATGGAGGCTCTACGGAAACCAACGCTCCCACTCGTTCGCGATTGAATCCGTAGCGGAGAAATTCGTGCGTCCGGACGGTGGGCAAGCTGCCTCCGCGGTGACGGGCTTCCAGTTCTATGTCGATCCGTCGATCGGTGGCGCACAGAGCGCGATTCTCTTTGTTCAGGACCCGGCCGGTGGTGCTGATATCGAGCTTCTGCGGGTGAAGCTCAAGCCGTCGGTGTGCGGGCAACAAGCCTCCTGGCTGTCACTCGATGCGCCCGGCCAGGCATCGGACTGTTCAAACTTCGCGAACGTGACGGACAGCGTGATCACGACGCTCTATCAGGCAGGTAAGCCCGCCCCGAAATTCCGCGTCAAAGTGTACGCCGACCAAACCTACACGAAGCTGGCGGGCACGGGCACTGAGGGCAATGGCATTTACTCAAATGTGCAGGCCCCTGCAGCCCCGCCTCTCAATGCCGCGATCGCGTCCGCACCGTTCCCCAGCCTGACGAGCGCTGGCCTCGCCAACCTTGCGGCCTTTGGCCCCAATGGCGCACTGACGCTGAGCTGGACGGTTCCGGCACAGATTTCCGTGCTGTCCGTCTCGGCGAACGTCTTCAGTGACCAGAATCTCATGCGCTACGTTTCGAGCGACAGCACCATTGGTCTCTCGGAGGTCAAGCTCACGGGCGGCGACACGCCGGGCACCGCCGGTGCCGCGAACTACCGGTCGGCGACTTTGCAAGCGCGCGATGCAGACGGTCGGAACTACTGGACCAAGTACTACAGCTGTGGCGGTGGCACCTGTTTCTGAGCCGCCGCTCAAAAGCAAAAAGCCGCTTCGGCGGCTTTTTTGTTGTCCGTTTTCTTCGACGCCAAGAGATCTGTGATCAGCTCGCTGACAGGGCCCCATCGTCCAGCAACTTATACGCGTCGAACTTCACGACTTCCTCACCCATCCAGTCATTCACCTCGGCGAGTCGTCGCTGCAGCGGCCCGATCTCGTTGAAGTAAAACGATCGCGCCGCCTTTTCAATGTCGCCGAATCCGCCGGCGTTGCCAGGCAGAATCCCCAGCAACTGCGGCGGCACGCGGTGGGCGGCGAGCACGTCATCGCGCGTGGTGCTCTTGATGTGCGCGAACTCATCCTTCGCCGCAACCTCGCCGACTGGGATCAGCTTCACACCATCCTTGTCGCCACCTGGCGCGTGCAGGAACAGGTTCTGGAAGTTGCCCACGCCCTTCGATTCGCGCAGCTTCCTGCGCAGCGTGTCCGCGTCGACGTCCGAGAGCTTGGCGTCCGTCAGGTACAGGATGAAGCCCGCGTGGCTGCCGTTCTTGAAGTAGCGTCGGCGGAACACCGTTGCGGCCTCGTTGAGCAAGGCGCTATTGAGCGCCGCGAGATACTCGGGCAGGCCATACACCTCCTGCTCCGTGTCGTACTCACGTAGCTGGAACACCGACGCGCCGTCGAACTGCTGCTCGTCGATCGCGCCCGTCGCCGTCCTCGCCACGAACCAGAAGTCCTGAAGATTCTCCGCGCGCCGCGTGTAGAGCGACGGCATGTGCTCGATGCGAAGCGGCTTCCCGAGCCGGTTGTCGATGCGCCGCAGATACCCGTTCCCGTAGATCAGGAAGTCGAGCGCGTACGCGCCGAACGTCGCGCGCGACATCAGCTTCGACGGCTGGAACATCTCCATCAGGAGGTTCCGTTTGAAGTAGATCGGCGACGAGTGATGCACGGCCGCACGGAACGTCTTGGCCAGCTCCGAAAAGCTCACCGGCGGCTCGTACCAGCGCCCGTTGCTCGCGCACGAAAGGTAGTCCAGCAGCCACGCCCGCCGCTCCAGCACTGTCTCCGGCTCGCCGAAAGAGAACACCTCCGGCGCGCTGGCCCTCGTCGCTTCACTCATCAGAAAAACTCCATGACGCTGTTGCGCACGTCGCCCGCCTCGGCCTCCATCGGCTCAGTCGACAGCGCGTGCATGATTGCCCACGCGATATCCGCGTGGCTCGTCTCTTCCGATCGCCCGGCGCGGAAGGTCACGTACTGGCCCGATGGCGTGAGCACCTTCTTGATGGCCATGAATGCCGTGACCACCTCGCGCTCCTTCGCGTCCATCTTCAGGCGCCCGGCGTTGACCACGCTCTGTGCCTTCAACACCAGGCGCACCTTCCCGTTCAGGTCATAGCGGATCGCGCGCGCGAGCGGGAACCACGGCTTCACGAGCTGATAGACCGCCTCGCCGTAGCCGCCCGTGGTGTCGATCGCGATCTCCTGGACATTGAAGCGCCGGCACGTCTCGCGGATCGCATCCGCCTGCGTCTGGTACTGCGCGCCGGAAAACTGCATCCGCTCGACGAGCCGGAAGTCGCCACCCGGTACCGCTGGCGGCGCCACCACCGCGAGCGCCGAGTTATCCCCCGTGAGCGCGGCGTCGAAGCCGATCCACACCGGCGTGTCCGCTAGCGGCCGTTCCGCAAACGGACGCAGATCCCGCCACGCTTCCCAGCTATCCACGAGGCAGCGCTGCAGTGCTGCGAACGGAAACGCCGACTGCGATGCGTCCATGAACAGGCACATCAGCAGGTTGTTGTATTCCTCTTCGCTGTACTCGAGCCGCAACTGCGCGAGGTCGAAAAGATCGCAGCCGCCGACCAGCGCATCCTCGACGGTCACGATCTGGCGCCACTGCCCGTCGTCGCACAGGCGCCCACCCGCGAGCGTCGCGTGCGAGACATCAAGCTTGATGTGGTCACGCTTCGCACGGCCGCGGTTGAAGAGCTGCCCGGACCAGAACTGAAACGCCTCGTGGTCGACCGACGACGGCGTCGAGAAGTACGTCTGGCGCCACTGCTTGTGCATCGCCATGCCGCTCGCCACCTTGCGAAGTTCGAGGAAGCGGCCGACCCAGAAATACTCATCGAAGTACAGATTGCCGTGATACGACTGCGCCGTGCGGCTGCTCGTGCCAAGGAAGTAGAGCTGCGCATCGTTCGGCAGCTTGATCACGTCCCCGCGCAGCGTGATGCCGGTGACGTCCTTGAAGAAATCGACGATGTACTGCTTGAACACGTGCGCCTGGGCGCGCGATGCGGACAGGAAGATCTGATTGCGCCCCGTCTTCAACGCATCGACCAGAGCCTCGCGCGCAAAGAACCACGTCGCCCCGATCTGGCGGCTCTTCAGAATGTCGCGGATCCGGTGCTGCAGGCCCGCTTCGTACCACACGCGCTGATAGTCGAAGATCGAATCGAGGAACGCTTCTTCGACCTTCGTTGCGACCTCCACCACATCGAACCCGCTCCGGCGCTTCTTCGGTGCCTCATTGCGCCGCTCGATGTTCGGGTTCAGATCACTCTCGCGCCCGCTCACCGAATACTTGCCCACGCGCGCGAAGCGCTCGATCTGCCGCCCCAGGAAATCCGCGCGTTTCAGATCCGCGCCGCTCGGATGCGGCTTTGCGATCAGCGACAGATACTCCGTTTCGATCGTGCGTTCGCATCGCACAATCGGCGCCGTCTCGTCCCACCGGTCACGCCGACGCCACGAATACACCGTGTTCGGCTTCACCGCGAATTCCTCGGCGATCATCGTCACCGTCCAGCCCTGCCAGTACAGCAAAGCCGCGCGCCGGCGCGGATCGAAATCGGGCTTCTTCAGAACGGGTAGTGGAGCGGCGGGCATCGACATGCGCCGCAGTCTGCACGCGCGCCCGCGTGGCTCGCGCCCTGTGCCGAGCGTGCCAAGCGGCCACACAACAAGCGCGCATTGCGACAGCTACAGCGCCTGCGGTTTGATCGGCACATGCCGAACGCACCGAAGTTCTTTCAGGTCGCAACCGAAGGCCCGACCATCGACGGACGCCAGATCAAGCGCGCCTGGCTCGAAGAAGCCGCCGCGCACTACGACCCGCGTCTGTATGCCGCGCGCATCAATCTTGAGCACCTGACGAGCTACTTCCCCGACTCCACCTTTCGCCAGTACGGCGACGTGCTCGCGCTGCGCGCGGAAGAACTCAAGGAAGGCCCACTCAAAGGCCGCATGGCGCTCTTCGCGCAGATCGCCCCGCGCCCCGAGCTCGTCACCATCACCAAGGATCTCGGCCAGAAGCTCTACACCTCCATCGAGGTGTACGAAAACTTCGCCGGCACCGGCCACGCCTACGTCACCGCGATCGCCGTCACCGACACCCCCGCAAGCGTCGGCACGCAGCGGCTCGAATTCAACACGCAGCGCGGCGGCCTCGTCTCCGCGCTCACGGAAACCGAAAACCCGTTCCTCGCCGCAGTGCCGGCAGACAACAAGGATGACGCTTACATGAAGAAGGAAGACTTCATCGCCGGCCTCAAGGCCATCTTCGCGCCCGCGGCCGACGACTCGAACAACACCACCGCCGAGAGCAGCACCGCACCCTCCGGCGCCACCGAGGGCGTGGCGCCGGAGCTGGAAGCGCTCTCCACCGCGCTCGCCACGCTCAAGGAAGGCCAGGACAAGGCCGCCGGCGACACCAAGGCAGCACTCGCCCGCCTCGAAAAGCTCGCCGCGGATCTGGGCGCCGCGGTCGACGCGCAGAAGCAGGCGCACGACGCGCTTGTCGAGAAGCTCGCCAAGGAACCGGCCACCCCCGAACGCAAGCCCGCCACCGGGGCGACCAGCGACATGCCGGACTTCATCTAACCGCGCCGCCCGAACCCGCACAGCATCAGGACACGCCCACAATGAAAAACAGCACGCGCCTCAAGTACAACGCCGTTATGGAGCACCTCGCAGCCCTCAACGGCGTGGCCAGCGCGACGCAGTCCTTCGCGGTCGAACCCACCATCCAGCAGAAGCTCGAAGACCAGATCCGCGAAGAAGCCACCTTCCTCAAGACGGTGAATCTCTTCGTGGTCGATGAACTCAAGGGCGCGAAGGTCGCGCTCGGCGTAAATCGTCCGATCGCGAGCAACACCAACACCAACATCCCCGGCCGCAAGCGCGAGACGCGCGATGTCGCGAGCCTCGACGGCAGTCAGTACGAGTGCCGCAAGAACAACTTCGACACGCGCGTGAAGTACGCGCTGCTCGACCAGTGGGCCAAGTACCCCGACTTCGCCGTGCGCTTGCGCAACCACATCGTCGCGCAGCAGGCCCGCGACATTCAGACCATCGCCTTCAACGGCGTGCGCTACTCCGAAGACACCGACCCGGATGTCAATGAGCTGCTCGAGGACGTGAACATCGGCTGGCTGCAGAAGATGCGCGAGGCGGGCAACAAGCACCACGTTGCCACCACCGAAGTCGGCGGCGCGAAGGAAATCAAGAACGTCGACGCGCTCGTCATGGACACGCTCAACAACATGATCGCGCCGTGGTATCGCAAGGCGCCGGGCCTTGTCATCATCTGCTCGCCGCAGTTCCTGCTGCGCAAGTACTACGGCCTCATCAACGTCGAGCAGGCGCCCACCGAACAGGTCGCGGCCAAGGTCATCGCCTCGACCATGGAAATCGGCGGCCTCACGCCCGTCACGCCGCCGTACTTCCCGGATGACGCGTTCCTCATCACGTCGCTGTCGAACCTCTCGCGCTACACGCAGGCCGGCGGCCGCCGTCGCTACCTGAAGGAGTCGCCCGAGATCGACGCCATCGAGAACTTCGAGTCCTCGAACGACGCCTACGAGGTCGAAGACTTCGACGGCGCCGTGTTCGTCGAGAACATCCAGTTCTCGTAAGGCCGGCGCGATGACGACACCCATGCAGCGTCACCGCCAGCGCGCCGAAGCCGAGGAGCGCGCCCGGCGCGCGCCCAGCGGCTACGGCGCCGAGCCCAGCAGCGGCCACCAGCTCCTGCTCGCCAAGCTCATCGAAGACCGTCGCACGCTCAAGGCGATCAAGTCGATCGAGCACAAGATCGAAGCCAAGCGCCGCATGCTCCCCGAGTACACGGCCTGGTGCGAAGGCGTGCTGCTCGCCGACGCCGGCGGCGCAGACGAGATCGTCACCACCTGCCTCGTGTGGTCCATCGATGTCGGCGAGTTCGAGCAGGCGCTGCAGCTTGCCGCCTACTGCCTGCGTCACGGTCTTGCGCTCCCCGAGCAGTACCAGCGCGACGTCGCCTCGCTCGTTGTCGAGCAGATCGCGGACGCCGCCAAGGCCGCGCGCGACGCCCGCACGCCGTTCGAACTCGACGTGCTGCGCCGCGTGGCCGAGCTCACCGACGGCCGCGACATCCACGACCCCATCCGCGCCAAGTTGCACAAGGAAACCGGGCTGCTCCTCGAGCCCACGGACCTCGACCAGGCGCTGTGGAACCTCAAGCGCGCCCACAGCCTGAACAGCACCGTAGGCGTCAAGAAGGACATCGAACGCATCGAGCGCGCCATCGCCAAGCGCGCTCCCGACTGAGTCTCCCCGCGAGCCGCGCGGCGGGGCGGGGATGCGCCGGGCCAACGCCCCGCGCGGCAACACCCCGCCCCCCACCGCGCCCAACGAAGGACATGCCCATGAAATACCGCCCCCGCGACTACACCAGCGACACCGACACCGTCTTCGCCATCGAGCGCGCTCAGCACGACGGCCGCTACCTCGCGCTCTTCGATGCCGGCGGCAAGCTCGTGAGCTTTCCCACCGCCAGCGAGCGCGACGCCGAACTCGCGCGCCTGAACGGCGCCACGCCCGCGCCCGACAAGAAGCGCAGCACCAAGGCCGCCGCCTGACATGCCCTTCGTCGCCGCGCAGCCCGCACCAGAAGCCGGGGCCGAGGTCGTCATCCGCAACGCCGCGTTCTGGCCGGACATCGAGCCCGCCGTCTGCCGCGAAGCGATGCGGCTTGACGGCACCGTCACGCCAGCGCGGCTGCGCGGCGCGCTCGTCGAAGCCATCGCGCACGTCAATGACCAGCTCGCCGACTGGCGCCGCGCGCAGATCGCGCTCGGCTGCACCGCGCTCGCCGAGGTGCCGGCCGAGTCCATCGACGGCGAATCCGTGCAGCTCGCGCGTTACCACCGCGCCGTCTGCTGCGTGGCGGCCGCGAACCTCGCCGAGCGCCTGCGCCACTTCGACGCCACCGGCAAGGCCGCCACCGCCCACACGCAGGAACGCATCGACGCCTCCGCCGAAGACTTCCGCCGCGACGCGCAGTGGGCGATTCGCGACATCCGCGGCGCGCGCCGCGCGCTGATCGATCTCGTATGACGAGAACCGTCCGCGCCGAACAGAACGACACGCTCGACGCGGTCGTCTTCCGGCATCTGGGCCGCACGGACGCGGGGCTCGTCGAGCAGACCCTCGCCCTCAATCGCGGCCTCGCCGCGTGCGGCATCGTGCTCAGCGAAGGCACGCCCGTCACGCTCCCGTCCGCTTCCGACGTCGCTCAAGGCGCACCGCGCAAGACCGTCCAGCTATGGGACTAGCAACCGCCGCCGGGCCGTCCCAAGGCAGTTGCGCGCCCCCTCGGGGGGGCGGGCGCGCAGCGACCGGGGGCAAGGAGAAACCCGATGAGCGAACCCATTTCGACGACGGCCGCCACCGCCGCCGCCACCTCGGCCGGCATGCTCACCGCAGCCGGCCTCATCCACTTCCTCAACGGCGAGGCCGGCCTCGTGCTCGCCGCGTTCGGCGGCGCCTCCGTCTCCATCCTCAACGCCCACACCGATCCGCTCTGGCGCCGCCTCGTCTGGATGACGATCAGCTTCGTA